AAATTGAAGAACCAAACCCAGGTCCAAACACCTCTGAAGAACCACAAATTGAAGAACCAAACCCAGGTCCAAACACCTCTGAAGAACCAGCAGCACCTACACCCACACGCGAACCACTTCGAGATCCAAACCCAGGTCCAAACACCTCTGAAGAACCAGCAGCACCTGAACCGGACGCGGCTCCACAAGCTGCAGCTCCGTTTGAAGAACCCACGCAAGCTGAAATAGATGAAATACCAGATACTGCACCACCTGCTGGAGATGTACCACCCGCAGGAAATTACCCATCAAGTAATGCCGCGGATGGTGCAGCAATGTCAAGAATTAAAGCTGCATTGGATGCTAACCAGTATCCCAAACAAGCTGATGTAGAAGCAGTTATGGATAGCATCGACGATCCAGAGGTGCTTAAAAATTTTAAAATCGATGGCTGGTCATTGGAAGACCTAATTGATCTTGCTGAAAGTTTTAGATTAATGATCAAAAATGGCTTGAGTTTATACTCTGAATCAACATCCAGCAGTCAAATACAGTACGCTAAGACAGCCACAAGATTTATTTATAAGTTAAACGAATGTGTTAAGGCTACACACAGCAAAAGACAGCGTATAATTAATCCTGGTATTGGCTTTATGAGCCAAAATTGGGGTAGATTTTAATCTACACTGTAACTGTATTGCTTTTTAAGCTTCTCTTCTAGCTTGGGTAATATCATCTCGTCCCATAGCTTCTCATCGTTTTTCCAATTTTTATAATAACCTAGCTTCTTACCAGGTACACCCTCTTTCTCACTTGGGAGAGCGAATGTGCTACCGTTTTGTTCGATCACACCGTGATTCACAGCCATCTCTCTCAAGCCGCTGTATTTGTCCAGCCCTCGCTTGAAATTCAAGTAAGCTTCGCATTCTAGAAATGGTGGAACAAAACGGTTCTTCACAGTGAGTGCTCGTAATGTCGTGCCACTTACTTTGTTGGCTTCTGGTAACAATTCATCCGACTCACCTCTGGATGCATCATGTTTTTCATCACGTTTTGCTAGCTGTACCAACACACTAGCGAGATACACTGGGCCTTTACCACCACTTTGCGCCTTCACGAGAGTCGGAAACATAGCACTTGGATCATCGTATGTATGATTGCTAAAAAGTATAGTAACACCTGCTTGAGCCGCCTTGAAAGTCAACAGTCTCATCATGCTCTTCAAACCTTTGGCTCTGGTACCCATGTCCATTGCAGTTTTACCCTTCTCGGTATCATCAAGCTCTTTTTGACTCGCCAAATTTCCCAGACTGTCAATACTCAAGATAAATTTATCACGCATCTTGGCTTCAATCACACCGTCTAGAAATGCCGATATTTGATTCCGGCAGTCTTCAACTGTTTGCACCGGGACATATTTCACTTTGCTGTTATCCAACCCAACACCAACAGTACTACTCGCATCAATCGCGGCCTCGGTATCGAATATCACCGGGATCATTCCTTTCTTTTGACCATTGGCTAATATTTTATTAATGATATAAGTTTTACCAGCCGCACTCGGTCCACTGAATCCGGTGATACGACCCATGGGTACACCACCATACAAACTACCACTTATGATAGCGTTAAGCACCATACAACCTGTATCCACCCAGTTGTTAACAGTGCTTAATGCGCTTTCAGATAAAAATTTAGCCTCTGGATTGAGTTTTTCTAGCTTTTCAAATACCTTGAGTACGTCTTTGGATATCTCACTCATCATCAAACATCTTGACCACGTCAGGTGTAGCAGGAGCTTGTGGTTCTGGTTTCTTTGCTGGCTCGCTGACCGGTTGAGAGAAGATGCTGTGGTATTGCTTTATGATACTATCTTCAAGCTCTAGATTGTCGCTTGTCACAACGTTGTCCTTGTTGAACTTCCACACAGTGCCAGCTTCTCTCACTTCAGGCTTGACGAACTCACGGAAAATGAACGGTAACAACTGAACTGATATTTGACCAGATTGTTGATTCACTTGAACGTTAACAACAGCTGGTTCTTTCACTTCCATGTGTTGCTTTGATTTTGAATCGACAATCTCACCTACAATTACTCGACCCACACTATCAACGAATGATGTTATTTTACTCATGTTTTAATTATAATATATTTGTTTGGTTAAATCTACTTTTTACTGAAGTAATTTCTTATGATGTATTTCCGGACTATGGATATAACAGTGAACACGGTTGTAAATGTCATTGATGTCTGAAGCACAGTCAGTTCAAGCTTTCGGCACAACCAAACCATGGTCATGCTGATAGGAAAGTTGGTTAACATAGCTATTGCTGTATCTGTCAAAGACTCAATCCATGCTCTTTTGTTGTTCATCTTCATACACCTAATATATCAAACAAATCTGTTTGAATTTGTGCACCAGGTCTGTTTAACTTCCATTTGACAGATTCATAAAACCGTTCTATGATACTATATATAATTTTCTCGAACATCTTCTCTTTGTCTGGTTCGAATATAGACTCAAACTGCTTTGGATAATAATATTTGTACGCGACTGCGGCTATGCCATACTTGTTCGGTTGATTTACATAAAAATATCTCACTTTGTCGCCCGTTTCTATTCGTTCATATTCCCCAGACAGTCCCAATTTATCAAGTAACATGTTGTAATGGTATGCCGCCTTCACGTGAGCAGGCATGCCTTTACATGTAACAAAACCGTTGCATCGATCCGCGTATTTTTCATAATCAGATATACCCATCACAAACGAATAATCCTCAACTGGCAGGCTTTTGAATGTGTCATACGCCTTTAGAAACACTTCGTTTGTGGTTGATCGGTTTCTTGTGTCCATCATCGTCTCAATAATCTTTTTGATGTATGGTTTGATCGGTTTAGGGATTGTGCTACGGACCACCTCAACACCAGTATACTTAAACTTGTTTGTTGGTATTCCCTCATCATCCAACACTCGTAGTACATATCGCTTTTTCTGTAAAAACACTCCAACATCTGACATACATTCACGCTTGAACACAAATCTACTGTCCTTACTATTCAACACACTGTTGCTCCATTTTGTGATCTCTTGATTCAAATAATCTTCAACAGCTTGTGCATGGTCGTATGCTTGTTGTGATACTTTCATGTCAGTATGAAACGGCACACCGGATTGCCGCATCAATCTCAATATTGAGATGTAACTCGAGTCTGTATCATTGTATATAACTGGGTCTGAGCCTTCAGCGCCGTGTTTGTCCACATATTCACGTAAAATATCATTCGATTTTTTAATAACAGCTTGGCCTGTGAGGGTTATGCTCCTGGCAATATCTGGATCACCGATCGGTGCATGTTTGTTACCAAAGTATCCATACACCGTGTTGATCAAGATCTTGAGTGTGAATTGTTTGATGTCTAACTGATCTGCTTTTCGCTGCATGGTTTCACGTTCTGGGTCATCATCAGTCATCTTACTCAATTTTATCTTGAGAGATTTGAGCTCTTTCTTGACCTGTACGCGTTGTTGATATATACCATCAACAATTTCCGGCATGATGCCTTTTTTCTTCTGAGAGAACAGTATTTTAGCTTTGGATATTGCGATGTCCTCTTTGTTTATAAAATCTAGGAATTTCTCATGTGTCAATTTGAAATTCTTACCAGTGACGTGGCTTATATACACATGTTCTTTGTCTTTGTCTGTTATTTTACCTACTTTAGTTTCCGGTGAAAGGTTCAAGCTGATCATGGTGTTAGGGTACAGACTATTCGCATCAAAACTTATAACATCTTGCTGAAATCCACGTTGTGGTTCACCTACATACGCACCTTCATACTTTGCTGCATTGATATTATCTTTAATGAAAGTTGGTACGACTAATCCTTTGCTTCTCGCTTTGATCACAGTGGCTCCAGTGATCACACTCAATGTACCCATCGCCGATTCAATAGTTGTTAGCCCCGTGTATGCTAACATGCGCAACAACTCGAGGTACCTGAGCTTATCCTCCATTTTCACAAGAAGATTGACGTCTTGTACGTTGTATTCTACAAAAGTCTGCCAATCATCGTCAGCGAGAGCGGATAAATTTGTGTTACCATAATCAACCTTACGTTCACCTAGTTCAAGCTCCGCGATTGCATCTAACTTGTAACTCTCTCTCAGACCAATACTAAATTTTTTATATACATCAAGATAGTCAACACACGATACTCCACTTATGTACCATCTTTGTTGCTCTTTACCGAACGCTCCAGTGACCATTCTACTGTATATATTTTCAACTGGTGATAATTGCTTGATACTCTCTTCACCCAGCACACGAACTGACCGGTTTATGATATACGGCATGTCGAAACCTTCACTGTTCCATCCGCTGATAATATCCGGTACTGATCTCCTAACATAGTTGATATAACATTCTAATAATTGATGTTCAGTTTCACAATATACATAATCACAATTGGGTATTTTCTTCTCAAGTCTCTTCGTCCCCCAGGTGTAAAATCTTTTATCAATACTATCGTAAACTGTTATTACGTTGATCGGCTCATTCGCTTGGTCAGGTGTGGGGAACACGTCTGGACAATACACCTCAATATCCACATACTGTATTCTCAGTGGATGTTGTGCAAATTCCAATGTATCGTTTTGTTTGCTATATGTGTCAATCAAAAATTGTTGTTCTGGTCTTATATTTTCAAAAATTCTGTTAGTGCCACACTCCTTGATGAATGTATTTCTAATTCTAGTATCTTTAAATATGCGTTTTTTGAGCGGTGTATCAAATATACTTTTTGAATCACTGTCTAGTGACGTTTCAACGTATAAATACGGATTGAAACTCACATCTAACATCACACGCTCTCCATTATCGTCCCATGTGAGTAGCGTTACCGATTCATCACGAGGATTGTAACATACATTTCGATACATACCATAATAATAGTGTCAAAACACTAAATGTTCAACTAAATAATGCTGTTATGCCAAAAGATGTAGACGCAGTATCAAAAGTTGTTATTGTTTGGAAGAATAAATGTCTATTATTGTGTAGAGAAGACGGTAAAGGGTGGGAACTACCAGGTGGTCATTTGAATCTAGGTGAGAATTTTGTGACCGGTGCTATTAGAGAAGTTTTTGAAGAAACTAAAATTAAAATAAGCAAATTGAAGCTCATTTACAAAGAGAAAGACTACCGATTGTTTGCGTGTCGAGCTAAACTACTCAAGGTTACTCTATCGAATGAGCATACTGATTTCAAGTGGGTCAATCGCACAGAGTTATTACACACGAAAATAACAACATCAACAAAAAATAACGTAAAACATATAATCAATCTACTTTAATAATTTTCGCTCATTAGACCCATACTTAGTCGTGTATAGTTCTACATATTTTCCTATATTATCCGGATTTTCTAACCATCTGGTGTCTGCAATCATGCGGTTCTTACGAACTATCTTCATATAGTTTGTTTTGTCAGCCATGACGCTGTCTATTTGATCGACCATCTCAGCTCCTGTTGTGAATTTAAATTGAGCATCTTGATATGTACATAAATCTTGACATATGGTAGGCAACCCTAACGCGCATCCTTCGATCCATTTCAAGTCACTTTTAGCCTTGTTAAAAACGTTGTCATGTAACGGTGCCACCATAACATTAGCTTTCACTTTTTTCACCAGTCGTGGGTAATCATACAATGGTACCCACGGATGATATTCCACTTTACCGGATCTCACAAGATCTCTTATACCCATCGGAAATGCCCCTATAAATATCCATTGATATTTGTTGACTGTTTTTCTCACGGTCTGTACGACGTGGTGGAAGTCATCTTTTTGATTCGCTATGTTATCTACATCAAAATGTGCACCACTACCTGCATATAATACACGAGGTTTTTTCCTTCTCTTGTTATAATTTCTTTCTGTTTCCAATTCGTCATATTGGTCCAACCAAAACCTAGGAGGGTAATTTGGTATCACTGTTATATTTTTATTGCCAGTCTTTGATTCATAATAGTCTTTCATGTAGGGACAGGTGACAGTTATCTCATCTGACATGGTCATCATCTCAGTTGTAGCCCTGCGTATACCCTCATCAACAAACGCACCTTTGAATTTATTATAATCAGGTATGTCCTCATGAAAGACAATGTCATCAATCTCATAAACAACTGAAAATCCCATCTCTTCTCCTAGATTCTTTAGGTATGTGTAAAATTTTAATTGCGCCGGCGTGGCTTGTCTTTGTATACGTACACATTTGACTTTGGTGTAATATTTTTTATCTGTAACCATCACAGTACTACCATGTACAATCGCTTTTTGATACGCATTCATGATATGCTCTGGCCAGATCATTCTCCAAAAACCACACCCACTAAAATCTGCATAATAATTTAAACATCTCGCCATACCATGTTCTCTTGGTTTGGTTTGCGGTGTCACGCGGTTTGTTTGGGGGCTATTTGTTATGTTTATAGGGTTAACAGCTCCAGGAAGCATGCCAGGTGTGAGATGTGTTGGTTTGGTACCTATTATCGACCCAATTATTGTGTTATTTTGCATTTTATTTACTTAAGTTCTGATTCCGGTGTTTCAACTCGCACAGTCACACCGTTCTGTTTCTCTAAAAATATAATCTCTCCTGTTGCTAACTTGGTGCTCTCTTTTCTGTGACTTATCACCATGACACACTCGTTATGCTTCTCTATACGCTCTTTCAGTATGTCTATCACTAGCTCAACACCACGTTCATCCAAACTACTGTCAAACAGCTCATCATACATGCTAAAATTAAACGCAACATCACCCTGCATGCGTCTAATATCCATAAAAGCAAATAAACAAGCTAAATCTATATTTTTTCTCTCTGCCCCGCTAAAATTAAAATAAGAACACGGTTTACCTTTTTCATTAATTATTTCTTCCTCAAAATATTCATTAAATATACAAATACAGTTACTATCCATCTTCTTCAGGTAATGTGCTAGTTTGGAATTGAATAATTGTAGTATTTTTTTAACTATGTATG